AGAACAGGCCTATCGTGAAGAGGGACCATAACATACGATAAGGGACGATAAGAACCGGCCTATCGTGAAGAGGGACCATAACATACGATAAGGGACGATAAGAACCGGCCTATCGTGAAGAGGGACCATAGCGAACGATAAGAACCGACCTATCGTGAAGAGGGACCATAAGGAACGATACGGGACGATAAGAACAGGCCTATCGTGAAGAGGAACCATAGCGAACGATAAGAACCGGCCTATCGTGAAGAGGGACCATAACATACGATAATGGACGATAAGAACAGGCCTATCGTGAAGAGGGACCATAACATACGATAAGGGACGATAAGAACCGGCCTATCGTGAAGAGGGACCATAACATACGATAAGGGACGATAAGAGGGTACCATTAGAACATTTCTTATTGTAGACAAACGATATTTTTGATGATATAACGATATTGTCTCGTCTCACAAAATTGCCCTCATTTTGAGAAGGGTACTTAAAATCAACCCCATTTTGAGCAGCATCCAGTCCAAATCAACCCCGTTTTGTGGTGTTTGTTTGACATTTTTGTAATTTGTCAAAAAGCGCACTACAATCAATTTATTACGACTCATCGTGTACTTGAAAGAATTTAATTGTATGCTCCGTAATAAAAATTGTGACGCAATTTTTACCGTCTTGTGTTTGTCTCCGTTGTGTTGCAAAACATGTTCATACTTGGTAATAGAATCCCATGGATTTTTCAATCGACGCAACGCAACGCAACGCAATTGCGTCGCGCGCGCGAGAGTGTTTTTTTTACAAACTTTCTGTTTACTTTTTGTTTTGGTTCATTTTTAGGATGCTTATTTCAAAAAAAAACTATTAGAACGATTGAGATCGATTAGAAATTTTTCATATCGTGAGTTATCGTTGTAAGTTCTTTGGCTTCTGCTCACAGGCTTATCGTAGCGTATCGTGGAGAGGGACCATAGCGTACGATAAGCGCCGGCTCACAGGCTTATCGTAGCGTATCGTGGAGAGGGACCATAGCGTACGATAAGCGAGAACCATAACAACAACCCTTGTATGGACGAACGAGACTGTACGATAACATAAGGATACATCATCGTACTTGACAATCAAACTCATTTTGAGAAGGGTTTCCAAAATCAACCCCATTTTGAGCAATATCAAGTCCAAATCAACCCCATTTTGTGGTACTTGTTTGACATTTTTGTAATTTGTCAAAAACGCGTTGTAACCAATGTCACTACGACTCTTCGTGTGTTTGAGGAAGTTCGATATCGCGTACCGTAATGAAATTCGTGACGCAATTTTCACCGTCTTTGAATTGAAACCGTTGTGTTACAAAAGGAGTCCATACTTCGTAAGGAAACTGTTCCAAATATTCAAACAACGCAACGCAACGCAACGCAATTGCGTCGCGCGCGCGAGAGTGTTTTTTTTACAAACTTTCTGTTTACTTTTTGTTTTGGTTCCTTTTAGAACGCTTATTTCAAAAAAAAAACCATTAGAACGATAGACATCGATTGAACAAAAACCGTATCGTGAGTTATCGTTGTGATGTGAAACGCAGTTTTTAGCACCCAACCAACCTCGTTTTGAGCGAAATCAACCCCATTTTGAGGCAGAAACAACCTTGTTTTGTGTTGCGTTGCGTTGCGTTGCGTACTGTAATCATCCTTCGTCGCGATTGTATCGTGTGGTTGATATGTATCGTAACGCAAAATTATTTAAGCGCAGTTGAAAAAACAAATTAAAAAACTTCCCTTTCAACGATATGAACTCCTTGTTGACACACGAACAACGCATGGTGCACGCCGCGATGTTCCTCGATCCAAAAATGATCCCAAGTTTCCCACCCTCCACGGAAACCATTCGTTTGGGCGAAACGATCAAAAAAATGTACGATCAAAAGGTATTGACGAAGATGTATCTCGACGAGCACGGTGCGATTCACTGCGAATAAGAGAGTGATTACAATTTGGATTCGATCGCTTTGAGCTCTTTCTCCCACATTTGTTTTTCAGTTGTATTTTCGAGGTTTTCGATTTGCTTCTCTTTTGTTTCGCACTCGTGCATGAGGTCCTCCTTCCTCTCCAAAGTGAGCGCGTGAATCGGCATCTTGACCAGATAGTCGTAGCTTTTGTCGACTTGAGGGTACTCGTCCTCTGCGAGTTTGTCGAGCAACGTTTGTCTCGGAACGTTCATCACCGCCAGCTCTCCTTCGATGATGGCCATGATGAATCGAATCTTCGCCTGCAACACGACACACTCCTCCCGAAGGCGCGCCAGTTGCGCGGCCTTACGGCGTACGTAGCACGACAGTCGCGCTTCGTAGAAGTCGTTCAAGATGTCACGAACGGTGTCGTATTTTTGGATCACACCACGCGCATTGTACAAATGCATGTTCGTGGTGCTGAGTCCACGGGTGGTCTTCATCTTGAATTCGGTCTCGAATCGTGTTCCCCCTTCTTCGGAGGGAGCCGTCCATGCTTGAGCGACCGCTTTGGACGCGAAATGGATCACGAACCGAACCTCTTTCTCGGTGTAGTGGCTTTCGACGTCGCGGATCTCCGACGGACCGTGGCGATCCATGATCTCCTCCGCACGAGTCTTGAAGTCCTCCGTCCAATAACCCACAGGAAGCTCCGTCACTTCGAGCTTCGTGTCTCCCACACGATGGAAACATCCGTAGCTCACGCCCTCGCGAATCTCTCCCTTGTATCCGTTGTACCAAGGGGTCAACTCCTCCGGTTCGTCTCCCTTCAACATCGCGCGAATCGCGCGAAGCACCGCCTTCGGCTCGTAGCAGGGCACGCTCGTACTGAAACCGGTCCCGATACCCAAGGCGCCGTTGATCAACACCATCGGTAGAATCGGGATGTAATGCAGAGGCTCCACCTGTTGGCCGTCGTCTTGCATGTGCTCGAGCACCTCGTTGTCGTCCTTCGGGAAGAGCAGCGAAACGACGGGATTCAGCTGCGTGTGGATGTACCTAGGAGAGGCCGCGTCCTTCCCCCCTTGAATACGAGAGCCGAATTGCCCGTTCGGCTCCAACAAGTTTAGGTTGTTCGATCCGACGAAAGTCTGAGCCATTCCGATGATCGCGTCGTGAAGACTCGCCTCTCCGTGATGGTACGCACCGTGTTCGCTCACGTAACCCGCAAGCTGCGCCACTTTGATCTCTTTGTACAGATTGCGCTTGATGCTGCAGTACAATATCTTGCGCAGCGAACGCTTCAGACCGTCGCACACGCTCGGAATCGAACGCTCCAGATTGTAGTTCGAGAAATGGATCAGCTCACGATCCACAAAGTCGCGGTAGTCCACCTTCGTCTCCGAACCGTTCTCCGACGCTTCGAGCTGACGCTCGCGGTCGTATCGACCGAGCCAATGCTTACGATCGTCCGCGCGTTTCTTGTTGAACGCCATGTCCAGGCTCTCTTCGGAGTCGTCGCCGGTGGAAACGTATCTCATCAGACGCATATTCTTGAAGTACTCTTTCGCCTCTTTGGTGGTGGACGTGCCCAACCCCTTGTAGTATTTGATGTCCCATCCGCGGCCCTCTTGGTGCGCCTCCATCCACGCCTCGTACGCCGCTAGATTGTAGAAGGCTTGCGAGGTCTTGCCCTTGGTCACCTTCACGATGGGGGTGAGCATCGAACACATGAACGCGTCGTTGCGCAACAAGGACGGCCACATGGTGTGGAAGAGATTGAACATCAACCCTTTGATGTGAGAGCCGTCGGCGTCCGCGTCCGTCATGATCATCAAACGACCGTACCGCAGACTGCTCACGTCGTCGTAGCTCTTGTTCGACTCCAATCCCAATATCTTCTTCAAATGATTGATCTCGTCGTTGTCGTTGATCCGTTTGGTGGTGGTGTCCTTCACGTTCATCACCTTCCCTTTCAGAGGGAACACTCCGTAGTAATCCCGACCGACTTCGCTGAGTCCAGAGATGGCCATCGTTTTCGCCGAGTCTCCCTCCGTGAGGATCAAGGTGCATTTGGCGCTTTTGGCGGTGCCGGCGAAGTTGGCGTCGTCCAACTTGGGAATTCCTCGAATGGTGTTCCGCTTCTTACCGTCCGTCTTCTTGGACGCCTTGTCCTCCACCGCGCTCGTGATTTGCACCACCCGATCCACGATGCCCAACTTGGCCACCTTGTCGATCAGTTTGGAGTCGAGCTCCAGCTTGCTTTTGAACCGCGTGTACGGCGTGGTGAGGGTGTCCTTAGTCTGACTGTCGAAGGTCGGATTCGGCACGATCGCGCGAACGAAGAGGAACAGGCACTCGCGAATCTGCGCGGGTCGGACGTCGATCTTGCGACGTTTCTTGATGAGTTCCACGAGCTTCTTCGTCAGCTGCGACACCACGTACTCCACGTGTTTCCCGCCTTTCGCGGTCCACACTCCGTTGACGAAGGACATGTGACGAAAGCCCTCTTGACTCTCTGCGACGACCACCTCCCAACAGCCGTCCTCGCTCGTGGTGTGCACACGAGGACGTTCGGTACGGTCCGAGCCGAGATAATGATCCGCGTATCGCTCGAAGGTCTTGCAGACGAGATGCTCCCCGTTCAAGTGAATCTTCGTTACGGAGGGAGTCAACGCGCACATGTCGTACACTCGGCGCGCCATCAACGACATGACGTCCTTGTCCAGTTTCTTCATTCCGAAACGTTTCAGATCCGGATAGAAGCGGATTCGAGTGTACGGCGCTTTGCGAGACTTCGTGATCTTCGGATCGTCGCGGCGGGTCATGTTGTCGTAAAACACCTGCGAGTATTGCAAACCGCGCGTCTTGTCCACCGTTTCCACTTCGAAACGGGTGGAGAAGATGTTGCACGCTTTCGCTCCGATACCGTTCTGCCCACCGATCGTGCGCTCCTCTTTGTCGTCGTAGTTCGTGGAGGTCAACAGATTCCCGAAGATGAGCTCGGGAACGTACATGTGGTGCTCTTCGTGCATGAGGACGTCGATGCCGGGGCCGCCGTTCCGTATCTCCACGAAGCCTTCTTCCTGATTGAGGTCTACGGAAACGTCGCGTATCGGAGCCTCGCCCTCCGACACGATCCGTACGCAATGATCGAGGACGTTGACCACAATCTCGTCGAAAATCTTGTACAATCCGGGAACGTAGTTGACCGAACGGTACTGAAAGACGGGAGTCTTGGAATGCACTTCGTCGCACACCCACGTGACGGTCTCGTCGGGCTCGACGCTTCCGATGTACACGCCCGGGCGTTTGAGCACGTGCTCGCGCGGATCCATCTTCACATATTTCGAAGAAGCCATGGCTATCAATGTTTACAACTTTTCGATCTAAGCATTAAGTCAATTTTTTTCAAACCACATCTCGAAAAAAATTGGTTTGCTGACACCCACAGACGACATAGTAAATCTTTTGGCGACTTAATTCGCAATGGCAGCACATCAAACCACGTGGTACATGACGAAGTTCAACAAAACGTCTATGTGGGACATACAATACGGTACCACACCGGACGAAGCTTGGGAGCGACTCAACAACAAGAAGGTGTCGTTTCATCGATGCGATGAGTGCAATAACAACTATCACGATCATCAATCGATGTATATGGGATGGGGGCACTCGTTCTGTTCCATATCGTGTAGAGCCAGATACGAAATAACGGTGGTACGATCGTGAATGACTGATTTCCAAAAAAAAAAAACTGATGTGAAAAGTTTTAGTTGGTTATAAGTAAGTAACTCACACAACCAACCGGTTCATCATGCAGATTTTCGTGAAGACTCTCACCGGAAAGACCATCACCCTCGAGATCGAACCGTCGGACACGATCGACAATGTAAAATCGAAGATCCAAGACAAGGAGGGAATCCCTCCGGATCAACAACGGCTCATTTTCGCAGGGAAGCAGTTGGAGGACGGCCGCACTCTGTCCGACTACAACATCCAAAAAGAGTCGACGCTGCATTTGGTTTTGCGTTTGAGAGGAGGTTTAATCATGAGTTTTTAGATTTCGGACGAATCCGCCGATCGTCAACTTACCCTTGTTCTCACGCACCGTCTTCAAAACGGCTTGATCCATACGATTGTTCAAACGATTGAGTAAAGCCGTTTTGGAGTGTTTTTCGATGCGAAGTTTGCGCAAGAATTTCTTTTGGTACGCGCGCTGCAGCACCTCTACATCGCGCATCGTGAAGTATCCGGGCTTGCCGCCCCCACCGACCGACTCGTACGAAGGCGACTCCGGAGCACCGAAGTAGGACGCCGGGAAACTGACGCGACCACCTCGCATGGGCTCCATCTCTTTATCGACGATGGTGTCGAACTGTTTCGACATCACCATCGCGGGATTCGTGTTCATGCTGTCGGAGGGCTCCATGTCCAACAAGTACTTGCGAGTGCTAGGACTCATCGCGTCGTAGGACAATCCGAGACGCTCCAGGAAGCGCCGAGCTTTGGTCACCTTTCCGGAAGTCTCCGTATTCATGCGGGTTTTTATATTAGTAAAATATTATATTAAATCATGTCGGAGGTGAATGAGGGAACATTGAACAATCTTACGACGTATCAATTTTTCGAGCAGAACGATTGCAACGTGGACACCACGCAGACGATTGTTTCCGAGAACGAGGTGTCGTCTCTGTTCTTTTCGGATCACAACGTCAACACGCTCCACGAAGGCATCCGATACAGCGTCTACAAAGGCACCAATAATCACACGGTGATTGATCGTCAGTCCGACAACGAGTTGCGCGTTGTTATGAGATCGATCTATCTGCAGTACGCCCGCCACCTGCCTTACCGTGTGGTGGATCAGGTGAAGGAGTTGAACACGCGAGTGCTCGACTTCGCGGTACCGCGCATCTTGGTCGAGTTGAACCAGTACGCCAACTACACTCATCACGCGTCCACCCTTCCGATTCCGCTCGAACATTCTAAGAACGTCTCCAATAAGGGGCAACGCGTGCTGTACATGAATGAGTTTTGAGAATGCGGTTTTTTTTTGTTTGTCTGTTTTAAATACGCTAAACTTCGACATGGCGCAGGCGTTGCCCATCAAGGGCGCATTGGGAACCATTATGTTCATGATGATGTTTGTGGTTCTCTTCCTTGTGACCTACTTCTTCGGAGATTCCAAGACCCCGGTCTTCTACTTCTTGGTCGTGCTCACCTTGTTCATGTTCATCGCGGTGCTCATGTGCATCGAGAACATTCAGGCGTACACCAAAATGACCGAAGAGTGGGAGAAACAAACCAATCAGGATGTGGTGCTCACCTCGTGCCCGCAGTATTGGACCAAACAGTACGCGATCGATCCGGCAACCAAAAAGAAGCACACCTTCTGCAACAACAAGATCGAACCGGATATGTACGTGAGCGGTTCCGTGGACAACATGAACAACGCCTATCTCAACAAATCCCTCACCGATCTTCGCGCGGACGCCACGTATCCGGTCGTGGAAACCGATACCCCCATCGACCAGTCTTCTGCCGACTCGTCTGCTGCGGTGGTGAACGCTTCTCTATAAAGCCTTTCGAAACACAAAAATATATGTCTTTATTATTAAAACGTCGATGGCGTCTCTTGTCACCGCTGCGCCACTCGTAGTGTTGGCCATCATAGTCGCGATGACGGTGATCTCAATGGGTTACCTGCTTCATCGCAACACGAAAACCAAGAAACGTATCGAAGCTTTTCAAAACTTAGATCCGTCGGATGCGAACTACCTTGAGAATCTGCACACCCACCCGGTGGTGGATCTCCACGTGCAGGAGCAGGTTCAAGAGAGCCCCGACGGACTCTATTCCAACGGTTTCAAAGTCGCTCCCCATACGCACGTGTTCTACGGCGCGGGCGACGGCGAACACTCGCACTTGCCAGGTCAAGGCGGACCGTGGCTAAGCACGGGCGACAACGCAAATTTCAACGCGAATCACGACAACTTCGAGCATTGGATCAATCCGTACGAGTCCCCTTCCGGCGGAAAGATGGGAATGCAGGTGAATCTAACCAAACTGAACGAAGCGACGAACAAATGCAAATTAGCCAAGACTCTTCCTTGGGTAGAGGCGCATGCGAAGTGCGACTAAAGGCGACGCAAACGCACGGGTTGTTTCAAAATAGGCTTGTATCCTCCTCCGCTCATCGCTCTCTTGCAGCTATTCTCAAAACATGCGTACATGTTGTTCGTCACGGTCTCCGCGTAGTCGGGCGCGGAGCTGTTCGCGGCGAGCGTCTTCAGTCCCATGCGGAACTTGTTTCGCAGACTCTTCAAGTTATTTTTCACAAGCGAGGCGTGGTTCTCCATAAGCGACTCCTCCTTGAACGCGGACATGTTCAATTCGGTCGCGCTCTTGTTCATCAGATAGCGGATGAGCTCCATTTTGTAAATGTTCGCCATGTCCTCCATGATCACCACCGTCGCGAACTCGTGGATGTCCGGATCTTCCGCCCAGTAGATGGACATGAAGCTGTTGGTCAACATCTCGAACAAAGTGCACCCCACCGCCCACATATCCGTGTCGCAACCGGAAGGCGCACGATAGGCGGGCGTGCCTTCGCTTTGATCCGTGGTTTCGTTGACGTTTCGCATCATACCAATATCCAACAGCTTGATGTCGTCGTCCACGAATCCGACGTTGTCCGGCTTGATGTCGTTGTGCGCCATCTTGAGTTGAGTGTGGATGTGGGTGACCGCCTTGGGCAGCTCCTCGGTAAGACGAAGGAACATATCCGGGTCCAACACCTCGGATTTCAGGTCGGACAACACCCGAGCGCGCGCGATCGCCACCGTGTCTCGTTTGTTGGTGGTGAACATGGGTACCACGTATTTGGTGTACTTTATCTCGAACGACAAAAGCCCGCATCGTCTGTCCATCTCTTTGGCGTATTTGATCTCCTCGTCGACACCTCCTTTGCTTTTGGCGTGCTTGATCACATAGTGACTCAGTTGTCCTGTTTTCGGATCCTTATGCGTGCATTTGTACACGCGTCCGTAGCTGCCTTCCGACAGCAAGTTTTTGAAATCGCATGTCAGCTCTCGTTTTATGCCACAGTCGTCGAACGATATCGGCATGCGCGGCACGTGTTTTTAATAATACTAATGATATTTTGTTGTCGTAACAATCAAAAATATTATTATAGATAACTAACGTGAATGATTCATGTCTAATAGACGGATTCGTTCAAAATTCATTTTGGATAAAAATGCAAATTTGTTTGAATATGCAGATAACAAGCAAGACGTTTCGGTCGATTCTTCTCTCGAATCGCAAACGATGGATGCTAATCATGATAGGTTGGAACGTGAAAAACAACGTCAAAAAAAACGACAAGAACGCAGACAAGAAGAATACGCTAAACGTATGCAAGATATTAATAAATCATCGCGTGAAAATAAGGCACGCGCGCATCGAAAAGCAGTGAGTGTACGAGAAGAGAAATTGAAAAGAGAATCTGAAAAAAACAAACAAAACCAGATTATGGAAGAGAAAAAAAAAAAGCTTGACGATGTTCATAACGAAATCAAAACACAACAAAAACTCGAACAAGAACGACTGAAACAAGAAAAAGCGAAACGCCACGCGGAGTATAAAGCGCGATACGAGCAAGAGAAAAAAAGGAGATTAGAAGAGAAAAAACGAATCGAACAGCTGCGAAAAGAAACGGAGTATTTTAATTTAGAAGAAAAACGTAAGCAGCAAAAAGCTGAAGAAGAGAAACAAAGACTAGAGGAAGAGCAAAGACGACAACAAGAGCAGGATAGACAACGCGAAGAACGCAAAAAAGAGCGAAAAAACCGTAGATATGGTAATTTGGACCAACAGGCCAGGATAGCGAAAAATGAGAAAATAATTTGTCAACAAAATAGAACCCTATCTCAAATGATAGAGGAGAACGCAACTATCGATGCCGCTGTACAAAAAATTAACGAAGAATGTATCATCGTCGCAAATACCGCAATCGCGAATAACTACATATCGAACGATAAAGCCACACAGATGTACGACGACACGCACATCAACATATTTCAAACACTCACGAGTTTCAACAACATCCAAAAGTATACTGACTTGTCAAAGTGTATCAATTCGTGGAACATCTTCCCTCGTTCTCGTCACTTCAAATTAGACGACGAAGAATGTTTAGAATACGTCCCGGAGGAGATAAACGGAGTTTTCGTTTTGGATGCCTACAACGCGTTGATTCCCGGAGCGTACAAATCGGACTTGTGGCGTTTATGCATGTTGTACGAATACGGAGGAGCCTACATGGATATACACATCAAATGCTTGTCGCCCCACGATTTGCAACAAATGTTTGAAAAGTACGACGGCATTTTCGTCATCGATTGCGAACCGTTTCGAAAGACGGGAATATACAACGCGTTCATGTATTTGAAGCATCGCAAAGACCCTATCGCGTTGCTTCTACTCAAAGATATCGTGGACAACGTCACCAATCGCCGATATCTTGAGCATCCTTTAGCGATTACAGGTCCGATCGCACATGCCAAAGTGCTGATGAAACTGTTCAACTATACCACTCGTTACAGTGAAGAATACCACTACAAAGGACGTACCTACATGCTTCTGCACCATCAAATGCACAAAAAAAGATCAATGTCTACTACCGAAAGCATCCAACACATCGATAAAAACAATAAAAGCACAACCCTAATGCAATGTCGGTATCCCGCGTATCGCGACGATATGCACATCATCAAAAAAACACAGGTGCATTACTCGCAAGCTTGGAGAGATAGACAGGTGTATCAAAAAAAATTGAATATAAGCACTGCTTCGTAAACATATGCTAATGTGAGTTCGTGATGAGGTCGCTTCCCAAACTCACACGCTTCGTCGATCTCAAAGGAAACTTTGTCGCAACCTCCGCGTTGCGAAAGGTGTTCCTCACGGAGGAGAAACTACCTACGATATGCATCGTGTTCGGACCTCCCGGAGGTGGTAAGAGTTCACTAGCGACCATCCTGGAACACGAGTTGCCCGCGGAGGTGCTCGTCGTAACGAGCAACACTCACAACATAGATCAAACCTTGACGAACTTCATACAACATCGAACGATCGTTAGCATGTTCAATACCCGTAAAAAAATAGTGTTCATAGACGACATCGATATCCTTATCACCATCGATAAGTCGATCGTAACCTTGATTCAGACCCTTCGTCAAGACATTCGGATCGTGTGTACGGTGTCCTCCAGCGAAGAGCGCAAGGTATGCAATCTGAAGAAAATAGCGACCGACGTGGTGCGTCTCACCAGGATGTCCGTACGAGACTGCTTCCTCTTCGTGCGCGACATCGCTACGGTCGACGACGACGACGCTCTGCTCACGTTGTGCAAAACTCACGAGTGCAACCTGAAAAAAATTTTAGTCTATTTGGAGTCTTTGGAGGACCACGGGCGGTCCTCTTCGTCGGTGAGTCAAACGGACGTCTTCCACGACACGAGCGTGTACGAACAGTCTCGGATGGTGCTGAACCAACCCATGCCCAACTCGCTGCTTTGGAGCGTAGCGGAGACGGACGCGCAGATGACCACATTGCTGCTGCACGAGAACATCGTGAACGTCGGCATGTCTCGTGCGAAGGATACGAAAGAGCTTCTGAGGGTGTACGACTCGCTCATAAACGGCGATCTGTACGAACGCGCCGTCTTCGCACGGTGCACGTGGGGATACCTCGGCGTCAACTCGCTCTATTTCGCGAGATTGGCGCTGATCAACCAATTCGCACACGCTCGTCCCAAAACCACGGACAACATCAAATTCACACAGCAGTTCACCAAGTTGTCCACTCAAATGAACACGAAGAAGAAACTGCAAGAGCTCGCTCCGGAAATGATGGACATCTGCAAACTGTTCCCGTTGCTCATCGCGGTGAAAAGCAAGCTTCCGATCAAGACTCTCGCGGATCTGCAAAAGCGCTTCGGAAAGGACTTCGGTCTGTAGAATACGAACGTTCCAGAGACGAATATTTTCTTTTTATTATTTTAAACCTTGTTTGCAATGGACTCTGTGCAAAAATTTTTTTCGTCAAATCGCAACACGAACAACTTAGGCGCGATGATGGTGCTGTTGGTTAGCTTCATTCTAGTGATTTACGTGGCGATGTATCTGTACAAGCAGTTCGTTACGACCTCTCTCAAAACGTTGACCATGGTGAAGGACACGCCCCTCAAGATCACCGGGAACTCCATGCATAATCTGAGCGAGAACGACTCCATCCCGACTCAAAGCAACGGGAAGGAGTTCTCCATGTCCGTGTGGATGTACGTGGACAACTCCGACATGGAGTCCACCACCACCCCCAAATTCGTGTTGGCGCGCGCGAGCAGCGCCGGCGCCGTCGCGAACGGGCAGCCAGTGTTCTACATGGACCCGCAGAAAAACAGTCTGAACGTCGCCATTCGCGAAAACTCCTCCATGATCAGTGGCTCGCTCACCGCGGTGCACAACTCCTCGAGTCTGCGCAAGCTCACGATCGACTACCTCCCTATGCAGCGTTGGGTGAACGTGATCTTGGTGATCGATCAAAACTACGTGCAACTCTTCATGGACGGTGAGTTGCGCCAAGTGGACGACCTGAGCACGAGCACACGCGCTCGGGTGGTGGACGACTCGAGCGGCGACATTTACGCGGGCGGTTCGTCCAACATCACCTCCTTCAAGGGCTTCCTAAGCAAGGTGCAGTGGTTCAACTACGCCGTGACGATCGACCACGCCAAACTGATCTACGCCGCGGGTCCGCTCCGAAAGACGCTCCTGTCCAGTGTCGGTCTGCCTCTCTACGGGATCCGTTCTCCGTTCGTTCGTATCGACGGCACCGAAAGCAACGAATGCCCGGAGACCTCCGCATAAAATATTGGTAATATTTAAACTATTTAGACGATGTCTATGCAGATGAACGCCGCATACGCCGCGGGTGCGTTGGCAATTGGTATGACCATTACCAACTATGTGGTGCCGTGGTTTTTTCCGACGGTGACTCGACACAAAAAAATCGACAACGTGTTGGAAGTTAAACGAATCAAAGTTCCGATCACCACCGGGATGTGCAACCTCGCCGGCACCTTTACCCAAATCAACGCCTCCAATCCGTTCACCACCGGATTCATGTACCTCCCGGATTCGAACAACGCCAAAGGCGGCGCGCAGTTCTCGTACACTTTTTGGTTGAAGCTTACGTCCAACAAACTCAGCAACAGCGGTAAGGTCATCTTCATGCGCGGATTGTACAACGACAAGGGGCGCGTGGAAGGGCATCCGGACGAGGACGATCTGCTTGTCAAATGCCCTCTAGTCAAATTCTCCGACTCGGTGAGCGGGCGTGGTGTGCTGCCCTATCTCGACGTCGAGTTCAACACGCTGAAGAACCCGCACAACAGTATCGTGTTGGACGAGGAAGTCTTTTCTTTGGTGCAGTCGTCGGAGAACAATCCGATGTGGTATCTCGTGTCGTTGGTGTTCCAAGATTACGTAGACTTCACCAATCGCGAGCATGGCGTGCAGGTGCAGGTGTTCCTCAACGACTCGCTCGTCAAGACCGAGGTGATTAAGGACGATTCGATCAAGCTCAATCACGGAGACTTCTACCTGACGCCGACCAACAACGTGAGCGATCCCGACTCGTACTACGGAAACCTGACGTACTACAACTACGCGTTGGACATCATGGAGATCCAAGACATATTCCTCGGTCGCGCGTCCCAAGGCTCGTGCAACACGAGCGTGTCTCAAGCGAACAGCACCGGGTTCTCGACCAAATATCAGTACAACCGCCTATCCCTTTACAACCAACTTGGTCAAATCTGAAAGGCACGTCTTCGGATCGTGCCGAGTCAAGGGATTCGGGTCCGTGCACGCGCGAAGCGCGGCGTAAAGTCGTCGTCGCGCGTCTCGCGAGTGCTTCGCCACGTTCGGCGTGGAGTTCAAGAACATTTTGGTGAACACCATCCCGAATCCGAATATGTCCACTTTGTCCGCGCTCTCCTCGAACGCCGTGCGCATCAAATCGCTACTGGAGTAGGTGTTCAACGTTTTGTCGACCACATCGATGATGTTCGTAAAATCGGTGCGGTTCTCGCTTTGTACGTAGTTCGCGCTCACGTCCGATGCAATGAAGCGCGACAGTTGGACCACCTCATCCGATCCTTGGATGGTCCGATAGTCGTGGTAAATTTTGAACTCCGGGGGGTAGTACTCGTAATTGAAGGTCAAGATGTAGTCCTGATCGCTGTCGTAAAGTCGATCGAACGGGATCATCAAACCGAAATCCGTAAGGTAAAAGCGACCCTCGTGCACCATTACGTTACTCGGCTTGATGTCACGGTGACAATAACGCGCCTCGGCGAGCATAACCAACCCTTTCAGCAACGAGATCATGCCCGGTAAAAAGTCCATGATGTCGTAGTGTTTATCGGAAGACATGAAGAAGCAGAGATCCACTCCGCGATAGGCGTACACGAGTTGCGTGACCATCGCGGCGTCTCGTGCGTGCTTGCACGTCTTGCGCAGTTTCGCCGTAGGCGCGAAGGTGCACGTTTTCTCTAGCGGGATGGTGAAGCTCGATTGCGGATCGATCGTGCGCACGATCTCCATGATGAGCTCCTCGTCTTTGGCCAGTTTCAGGTCTCCGAAGATTTTCCCCACGAAGTCCTCCCCACCCTCCTTCATGGAAGCGCACGGAACCTTCGGGGAACGGTACACGCACCCGTACGCGCCCTCGCCGAGTTTTTGGTCGCACTGCATTGTGGTTATTTTATGTAAAAATATGTTTTTCCACGAACCGTTCTTGAGCCGGATCGTACTTGCTGATCCGCAAGGCGTCGTCGTCGAAGCTTAGCTTCCATTTCTTGTTTCCGAGCAGGAGATCCCCGTTGACCATGGTGCTCCCGTCTTTGTTCACTTCGAACAAGCTCTCCTCCTTGTAGTTGAGCGCATCCCCTTGATTGTTCCCTACCGTGATAAAGCTTCGATCGGAATCGATCTTCGAAGAGTTGATCAGTACCCGGTCCGAGTAGAATTTGTTCGTCACCAAGTCGCGGAAGTTCGTGGTCGAAATCCGTTTGATTTCGTGGAAATCGTTGATCATGCGATAGATGGATCCTGTGTTCATCAAACTCTTCGAGTTCGTGATGACCTCGAACAGCAGCTTACTCGACAAGATGCTCGCGTACACGGTCTCGGAGCTCTCGATGTACGTCTCCGTGGTGTCCAAGGCCGTGAAGAAATTGTCGTAATCGGTTTCGGAGTACACGAAGTCGTCGATGATATTGTTCTCGCCCGAACGCGCGGTTCCGGTACCCAACGATCTGCCGGAGTACAACGAGTCGTAGGAGATGGTCTGACTCTGAGACCCGACGAGACCGTTGTACTCGTTGATCGGATACTCCGACGCCAAAATGCTGTCCAGAGCGGATCTAGACAGGTACGCGGCGTTCACCAATATTTCGTCGACATACTTCTCCATGAAATAGGCCGAACTCCTCATCGACATGATTTTTTCATTGTACGAGGTATCCGTCCGAAAGATCGTATTCTGCGTGATTGCGGGACGAACAGCGTTCTCGGGAACGTACGAAACATCGGTGATGTTTTTGATGTATTTGAGCAGATCGTACGACGTGACGATATCGTAAGTCGTCTTATTGTTCGGAACGATTTTGGTGTACAAATCGTAGTCGGTTCCAAGCACCGACTTCAAGCGCGCATAAATTTTGGTATCGAAGAGATGCTGCGCGGCCGATCGAACCACTTCGAATGTTGCGATTTGTCTCTCCGAATTTCCCGTAAACTGGGATTCGTCGAATAAGGTTTCTTTGATATTTTCGAATAAAGTGTTGTTATTGTAATCGTTCAAGTATAATTGGTTTTCTAAAAGATTGGTTATGTTATTTGCGTATTCATCATCCCCAAATGCTAGGAATTTGTCATGAATGTCGTTGTATAGGTTATTCACGATGTCCGCAACCACTGTTCGAGACGGAACCAAGCCCTCTTTGTCGTCGAACCCAACACCACCGGCGTCGTAATTCGTGTACGATTTCCATTTTTTATCAGCACCTGTTACCTCGGTAATATTCGAATACAAAAACCTGGACATCGACCGATTCGTCATTTCCGACTCATCGAACGCGTGTCCATACAGGTAATCACTAAACGTACCTACCGTCAAAGGAATGTAATACGGATCGTCTGTAGATGAGTCGAGTATCGTATTCACCCAATTGTGATCGTAGGTTTGATTCTCCATGTTCAATATTCCAAAATATTGAGCGAAAGCGTTGTATCGAAACACATCAAACAAATCTTGAACACGCGCATTTTTCCTCATCAATATGTCTACGTTTGGATCACTTCCGTCAAGGAGTGACATACCAAGCTCGATTTTCTTCACCATGCCCGATCGGCCAATGTCCACCTCGCTATACAAGTTCGAGTTGTTTGTCGCTGTGAAATACGTAATGTAGTTTTTGACCGCCTCGATCGTGGCGGGTTGTGTAGTCCTTGTCTCTATAGGAATAGCTTCCCACGGATCCTCGTATTCGAAGAGGAGTACATTGTTGGTGGCATCGACAATGCCATCCATTGTGCTAGGCTCGTTGATCGTGTACGTACGAAGTTTGAATTCGGTGAAATTCTCCATTTCCAACATACTCGGTACGCGATGCGGGACCATTACCGAGTCGTAAAGCGCATAGACTTCCTTTCGTTCGTAGTAGTAATCCAACCACTGCTTTGGGGTGTTGACCACGAAACCACCCAAACCGAACCCTCGTTTGATCTTAAATGGATCGGACGCGCTACCTCGTAAAAGTGGACCTCCGTCTGTGCCACCTGTGATTTGATTGCCAAACTCAGTGTCGTCAAACGCGCTCTTTGAAATTGTATCACCATCTTTGTTTCTCATGATTTGATAATAATTGTTTTCGCTGGGTCGATTGTCAAACAAAAATTGCTCCAACGCGTCGTTCGTGATCAATAACGAGCGTTTTTCATTCGGATAATTGTATGTATTCAAGGTATACATGTCAAACATGTTCACTCGGTAGCCTACGACAGTTTTGCTGCCGGATGCGGAATAGGTAAAGTTGTTATCCGGGGACGGTACCGTTGTTCCGAAAAGAGTGTCCAAATACGTCGGACTCACAAAGTTAATTTCAGTTCTTTCTGCATTGAAATTTATAAAATCCTCCGTTACGCGACCCTGAAAACCGCTCAAAAAGTTTTGCTGAAACAGATAGTTCGACAGCGTTTCCATCCTCGGGATTCGTCGACACAGCTCCGTATTGTTCGCGTCGATGTTAATGGGGATGGTGTCATCCGTGCTTAAAGGGATCAAGTGATATTTTTCGATGTAATCGTACAGATTTTGATAACTCACCAAATAATCCTTATACGCGTGACTGTTGTCATTGATATACCAAGCATCGGTTGTGAAGTTTGCGGTACTCACCACGTCATTATACGATGGGTACTCATTCGGTCCGTATCCGGTTGAGCTTGTACTTCTAACGAACTTGTGTTTCACATACTCTCCGTATTCATCTGTCAGATATCTCCTCAACAAGCCTTTATTGATCAATTGTTTGGTATTCGTGGTGGTAAGACTAGTGTCGTAATCGAGTAATATGTTCGAAAGCGTACCCCAATTGATCAGTTTTGTACTTTGGTTGAGATCCATCGCATCGCAAGTCGTTTTGAAATCGTTCGCATTGAACACATTGTCGTATTCGTCTACGTCGTCAAAATAGACGTATTTGCGCAACACTTGATTTACGGAGTAATCCTCGATCATCCCGAACGTATACATCCCCGTTGGAATCCCGTATATTAAGTCGAGATCCCTACTAAATCCACCTCTCTTAGTTTCATAGTGCGATATTCCATCACTCAATGTATATCCTGTCAAACTCACGCTCTCTACAAATTGAGCGATGTGTTGAACTTTCGCAAGGTTTGTAATAGCTTCGATGCTACTAAATCGAGACTGATTGTCACCTGGCAAATGAGTTGAGCTTTCGTGTATATCCGTCTTGGGCACATAAGTAACATCCGAGTACGACTCTTGATGTTCCAAAATGTTCCCCACAATCATACGATACGTCATCGGTGCCGACATGATGGTTTTACCTACTGGGTAATTCGTGGTAGTAACAGACGGATTCACGATGTATTGCGTGCCAGTGAGTAAGGTATCGTACGTCATATACTCGCTGTTAAAAGTCCCTAAATATTCACCATATTGGTTCCAAATGTACTGGAATGCGTTCGACGCACGACCCCATGCGATATCATCCGATTCGGTATTTGTTCGGAAATGATCCAGATCAAGGATGAAATTTCCAATTTCTTGTTGGCCTTCCAATGTACCTAACTTATCATCGAACTCAATGCGTAAACGATCGATATTGCACCTCGCGAACCCCACCATCAACGCCGTGGTTGGATAGGTGTCGTACAACGTGTCGAAGGTCTCGTGACTCATTTCGTTGGTGAGGACAACTGTGAATCCTTCGAGTGGGTCGTCGTACAAGCGGGACAAGTTTTCGTAGTAGTTCTCGTAGCTGTCGATCTCTCGCTTGAAGCGCGTTTGGAAGTCGCTGACGTCGTGGAACTGCAGCTTCGCCCACTCCACCGGCTCGTTGTTGGAGGTGACCAGGAAGTGCTTGAACTTGTCGTCGGTGGTGGCGTTGGAGAGTCGCAGCGTCAGATCGCCGCGCATCAACC